AGGTACCGAAGTAGTAGTTGATAAATTCTTCTTAGCTTTTTCAGCGGCAATATTAAGACGCTTGAGGGCTTTTGGATGTTCTTTAATATCTTTGTTGAATTTCTTTTTAATATCCGCACAAAGATAATCAACAATGAGATTATCAATATCAGACCCGCCGAGATGAGTATCACCAGCTGTTGCTTTTACCTCGAAAATACCACCATCAATACTTAAAATTGAAAGGTCATGAGTTCCGCCACCTTCATCGAAAATAAGAATAGTCTTTTCTTTTTCGTTTTCAGCAATTTTATCAAGACCATAAGCAATAGCAGCAGCAGTTGGTTCATTAATAATTCGCAAACATTCCATTCCACTAATAATACAAGCGTCTTTAGTAGCTTGACGCTGACTATCATTGAAATAAGCCGGAACAGTTACAACGGCTTTTTTTACCGGATGACCCAAATAAGCTTCAGCTGTTTCTTTTAGACGAGAAAGAACCATCGCTGAAATTTCCTCAGGATATAGTTCTTTTTGTTCGCCTTTATATTCGAAATTCAAAACTGGTTTATTATTTGCATCGGATTTTACATCAAACGCCCACAATTTCTTATCGGCCTGAACATAACTATCGTCATATTTACGACCAATTAGACGTTTAATATCATGAAATGATGTTTTAGGATACATAGTTGAAACATTTTTAGAAGCATCACCAACCAATTTTTCATCATCTGTGAAAGTAACATAAGAAGGAATAATACGAGAGCCTGTTTGATGGTCTGGAAGAACTTCTACACGGTCTCCAATCCAAACAGCAACACAACTAGTCGTTGTACCAAGGTCAATTCCGATGCCTACATTATCTTCTTTTGACATATTGAAATGCTAGTATTTTATAATAATATTAATAATATAAGTCTTTAAATCAATTTATATTATAAAACAAAATGGAAGATTTCAATTTGAGTTCGTCAATTTGATTATTTAAATTGCTAATTGTCTTATCATTATTATCGATAAAATCAACAATTTCTTTTTGAATTTCAGCGGAAGGAATAGAAATTTGTAATTTTTTCAAAGTTTTCAAATTAATATTTTTATATTTATAGAAAAGATAATAAGCCAAATATTTATGTGAAATAATATCAGTTTTAGGTTTTACAGAAACGGCATAATTATTAAGAAATAATTTCTCATCAGTCAAAAATACTTTATATTTAGTCACAATAATATTAAAACCATCTCTATTATATTTATTCGTTTTTTTGGTTTCATCTTTGCACCCATAAATTTTATATTTATCAGAAGAATTACTGCTATCCATATCAAAACCACAATCTCCATAAGAAATAATAGCAATATCGGAAAGAGATTTAATAATATAAAATTCAGGAGTTATCAAAGTTTCTTTGACATAGTCAATATAATTGAAGGAACAGTTATTAATAATAAAATCATTGATATTAGCGGAAGCTAAAAGTTCTTTAGAACTGTCAAAGAAATTATAATCATAAAAATTAGTATTTACAGTTTGATATTTATTAGTTTTTTCAGTTGTTTTAATAAAATACAAAAAAACCAATTTAAAATTCTTATTAAACATTCCAGTAGGTAAATAAATAATTTCTTTTAAATCACAGCTTTTCAAAAGAAATTTACGAAAAGAGATATAATCACTATCATTTTTATTATAAAAAATATTATCATAAGGCAGAACAATAGAACATTCGCCACCGATGATTAAACTATCGACAATTTCATAAATAACATTACAATCCATAGAAATACCTTTGATTAATTTATCATTTGATAAATCAATATTATTATTCATATCATTAATATTAAACATTTATTTAATATAGATAAAGCTTCAAAATCTTAAATGTTTGAGATATTTTCTTATTGGATATTCGTTTGGTTTTTATTATATTATTTTAAATTGACAAAATACAATCCATTAATAATATTAATAATAGGATATATAATAACATTCGGGGAATGGTTATATTTGATATTTATGGGTGCAAACAATTATAATATAATAAAATTCATAATTATAAATGTCATAATAAAAATAATACCTATATTATTAATTTACAATTCTAAAACGACATATAAAGATTTAATAATCGGTCTTTATATCTTTTTGGCGTATTTGCTAACAATGGCAATAATGAAAATAAACCCATATAAAATTTACAAAAAAATGTTAAATACTTATTTGTATGACGACAATAAATATAAATCAATTATAAGTAAAATGTATGATTATATATATATTATTATAATAGATAAATAATGGACATAAGCATATTTAAAAATATGTCTGATAATGATTTCTTCAGCAATAAGCTAACTCATATTTATTTTAACAATGAAGTAAATGATGACAGTGTTGATAAACTAATAGAAGATATAAATAATGCAAACAAAGAAGTAAAAACAGAAAATGGAGCTATAAAACAACCTAAACCAATATTAATACATATATCATCAAAAGGAGGAAATGTAACAGATGGTATGCGTTTGTTTAGTATTTTTACTATGAGTAAAACACCGATAGCTACAATAGTTGATAATTATAGCTGTTCTGCAGCAACATTTCTTTCAGTAATAAGTCCATACAGATTGATAACAAATTATGGTTATTGTATAATACATGGATATTCGGTATCAGGAATAACGCAAAGAAAGAAACAGACACAATTACATAATATGATAGAAATATATGATACATATTTTAATAAAATAATTGAGATGTATAAAGAACGAACAAAATTCAAACACGATGAATTGATAGAATTATTACAACACGATTTATTATTAGATGCTAAATTTTGTTTAAAAAAGGGAATAGTAGATAGAATAATAAAAATAGAAAAACATAAAAAGACAGCAGAAATTAAAAAAAATATATATGACGTTATAAACAGTCCTAACAATAATATTAAAATTACATGTAATAATACAATATCACATATTGATAAAATATTGTTTGAAGATAATCTATCACCTGTTATAATACATCCGAGACAAGATAATTGTATTGATAAATCAATAAATACAGATGATACATATGAACGAAAAAATACTTTGACAATATTTCAGACATTAAATTTAATACCAAGGATATTAAATATAAAACAGCCAACATATGCAATAATAGACGGTCCAATAAGTATTGACGATTTATTGCCGATGTTATATTGTGACCAAATATTTATGTTTGATTATGTGCCAATAATATGTAATATTTTATATTTTCATAATAAATCAAGTTTATTAATAGATGATAATATAAAAAATACACAATTAATATTTAACATAATTAGCAAAATATTAAAAGAAAAAACAAAAATGACTGATGAAATGATAGAAAATATCAAAAGTAAATTTAGAATGATAAATTCAAAAGAAGCTTTAAAACTAGGTTTATGTAATACTATCATTCCTCGCAACAATTACTAACATTACTAAATTCACTCATGTCACTCAAGTCACTTAAATCACTCATAACACTAATATTATCATTTTTATTTTCGTCATTTTCATTATTATCGTCATTATTATCATCATTTTCATTTTTCTCACGATTAATATATTTGATAATATTGGCATGAACATTAATTAGGTCGATATGATATTTATTATAGATATCATCAGTGAAATATAATAACATCATTTTATTATAATATAAATCAGACGTTTTTTTAGCATTTACAACAGAGTTTTTAAAATAGGTCGGAAATATAGCAAATAGAAATAGATAATAATTAAAAACGATGTTTTGGCTAAATGATAAGATTATAAAATAAATAGACCTATACATAAATCTTATAAATTTATATAAAGAGAGATAAAATAACTTTATATAAATTAAAAAAAATGATAAATTCATTTTAAAAATCGAATTTAAAAAAAAATGGAATTCGACGATTTGCGAGTATTCATAAAAAGGAATTCTAAAATAATGTATTCAAAAATTAATTATACAGATGAAGGTAATATTTATAATTATAAAATTAATGCTAATGGCAATATTTATGAATTTAAATTAATAAATGATGGAGAAACAATAAAAATGGATTATAACGATACAATTATAGACAATGATAATGACATACAATTAGAAATATTTGAGATGTTGAATTATAAGAACATTGAATATATAGATTGCTATATAATCAGAAAAAGAAATGAAACAAAATTCGAAATATTAGATATGTATGATGATAATTATGACAATGTCGAAAAAAAGTTAATTTGCAATCGTTCTTTTAAGAAGAATGATAAACAAATAAAAATAAAAATAATTTGTCAGAACGATGAATATGTAATGTATTATAATATGGAAGAAATACATGGATTTGAAGAAATCATACAAAAATTAGATTTAATCTTGTAATAACAGCAAGTTCAAATCAGATTTTTGTATTTCTGATTTATGGATATTAAGAATATTGGTAATGTATTTATAAGCTTCATCAATTTGTTCAAATGAAATGCCTCCAGTAATAAGAACACTACCACTTTCAAATATAGCAATAGTAATTTTCTTACAATTATTTTCACCTTTCCCGGAACCTTTTCCGAAACAGTGTTTGCTACAATTGCAAATACCATCTAATTTTTCTTTATTGGAATTCCAGAAATATTCCAATTTTACGCCATGATAACGACCTGGTTCAAAACTGCATTTATTATTATAAACATCGTTAATAAGAATTTTGTGCAAAATCTTTCTTCTAATAAGAAATTTATGTTGCATCGTATTATCAGTGAAAGATTTGAAATCTGTATTAATCATACGTATAATGAAATTATTAAATTTAATATTTTCGATATTAGGTGTTAAATCATTATTCTTTTCATAAATTTGTTTAATTTGAGTGATAATGAGTTCAATAATATTTTCGACGATATTCTTATCTTTAATGCCAGTAATTTGAATATTTCCATTTTTAAAGATTTTTAGATTAGGCAAATAAACATCAGATATTTTAAAAATAGTGGTTACTTGATTATCGAACAAATTCTTTTTACCACCTTCTTTTTTTGGTGTTCTTTTCTTCTTAGGATAAACTCCGCGTGAATTTGGTCTGTCTGTTATTTTAGGGTAATAAATCCATATAAATTTTTCAGTAATCTCGAAATTTTCATATAAAATATCTAAATTTAAATTTATACCTAAATCAGCATTACAAGTAATAGTACTGACTTTATATTCGGTAAAATAAATGTCTTCTGTTTCCATTGATAATTATATTCATTTAAGAATAAATATCATTTTTTTATATACATTTTTTATTTTTTTTATTTTCAGATAATTTAGCTAAATAAGATGTATTTAATATTTCTGAACTGGTATTGATAGAAATCATAGGTGGAATATTTAAGATATAAGTTTTATCTGTTTTTAGATGGGCTTCTCTAAATTCTTCGATAGTCAAATTACCACCAAACATTTTTAAAAGATATCTAGAAGGGGCTGGACGAATAATATTAGAAAACCCATATCTTTTTGCGAGCATCTGTATCCAACTGTTAATTTCCCAGACTTTATCACTGCTGCCATGAGTAGCAAAATTATAAGCATTAGCACATTGTAAAGAACAAAATGACCCAAAAACAAAATAATTATCGTTTAATGCGTCATAATTATAGGGCATACTATAGACAGTAGGCCCTTCGATTGCATGACAACACCAGAAACAACTGGAATTTTTATGATTGATATTATTTGCTGCCTGATATTCATTGTCATAAGATATATTTTCAGCATCATTTGAAAAATATGAATTCGATTCATATGGAGTAGGAATTAAAATTTTAGCATCTTGGCTTTCATTACTGTTAATAATATTATTAATTTTTGCCTGTGGAATAGTTAATTGTATTATAACATCATTATTTTCATCATTTTCATTATTTTTAATCATCGAATCAATTATATTTTTTTTTGGTGTTTTTTTAGCAACGGAACTATCGGGAATAGTTTTTTTACGAGGCATATTAATTATAATTACAAATTATTCTTATATAAAAGAGTTCTTAAGGTAATCAAGTAAAGAAACAATATCATTTTTAATTTTAATATCGAAAGTTTCTACGGGTTTGTTATTAGCATTAGCATTAGCATTTAAACTGCAACTAGATGACATAGATTTAACTTCTAATTGTAAATCTTTAATTACATTTATTAAATAATAAATAAATAATATGACAATCGCAATAAAAATAAATACAATAATATCCATTTGTTATTTCTAAATATTTTTAATTTTAAAATTTTAAACCAATATTTCCACTTTGGATTTCTAAAACGTTATATTCAACAACATAAACGGTACAATAAATTTTTTTATTACTTCCCGAATATGATTTTTTAGTATAAATAGTATCAATATAATCATTTTCATATGAATTAAATGTCATACTCAAAGTTGTTTTAACATATGAGCCATTATAAAAACCTGATGGAAACCATTTTTCAGGATATAATGAAAATGAATACAAATAAATACCTTGCATAGGTATTGTTGAATGATGTTGATAAGGTTGAAGTTTATTATAAAAATAAGCGTCTTTTTCTTCTACACGAAAGAAAGGATTACCACTTCCACCATCCCAAATTAATTTGGCATTTTTCATAATACTCTTTTCATTATTTTTAGGGATACTATAAGTATAATTAAAATTATCATTAAAATTATCTTTAGTATCGGCACGTTTCAATGTCCATATTATTTCTTTAATTCCTAGTTGCGATTGTACAGTTATAGTTTTTACAGTATTAGCAACACTCGCGGGGAAATCTGTTGTAATTATAGAAAGTTTTTCGATTAGAAATTGTTGTGTGCATTGTTTGAGCAATACGGCTCTTTCATCTGTATCGAGAACAATAAACGTCGCTTCGACATGTGCTTTTACGGTGTTTTGTTTAATAAAATTGTTGATATTTATTGATTTATTATGCATATAATTATAAAATCGTGGATTTACATGCATATTATAAATATCAGAATAAACAGAATATAAATTTTCTATATCTTCAAATTCAATATGAACATTAATTTCCTTAGTATATTTACCAACTAGTTTAATAATAGGTAAAGCTAAACTAGGATTTTTAGAAAACCAGAAATTGAGAGGTATGCACAAATCTCTGCTATTAATAGAAGGTTTATTACCATCACTAGACAAATAATCATAATCACTAATAACATTATTTCGTATTCTTAGTGTCGTTTCAGGTTTTCTAGGATTATTAAGAGCTGGCACATTTCCAGTCATATTATTGAAACTATCTTTAACAGGTAATGTTAATTCATTCCAAACAACCAACCATTCACCGGTTATGGTATCAATAATCGTTTTACCTATTTCAAATGTAGCTTTTTTTATAATCAAAGAACCGATATGTTCAACCCATTTAAATCTATAGACATCACTTGAATAAACATCTGGCAAAGTAAATATTAAATAAAGATTACTTAATAAATCTATGTCAGCTCTTGATGTCAAATTGACAGTATAACCATCATTTCCGCCTAAATGCATATTAGTTAATAATGAAGGTATAGTATCAAATGTTAGAGTTAAATTCTCGATAGCAAAATTAGTATGTTTCCGATATACATAATTAAAAAAACTAATACTAGGATTAGTAACAATAAAATCATTCATGCCTCCTTTAGCAACTAATTGAAGTAATCCTGCACCCATTTTAATATAATAAAAGTTATTTTAAATACCCTTAACTGTTTTTTTAGTTAATTCATCTTCATAAATATATTTTCCTTTTTGCATCATAATACTTGAACTTACGTTAGAAGCAAATGTAACAATATTCTTATTAAAACCTTTATCATATAATACTTTTATTTCTTTTACGGTTAATGCATAATTGAAATAGGTTAAATCAGCCATTTGTAATGGTGATATTTTAATTTTATTATTTGTATCAGCTGGTTGTGTATATATTTTTGCTATATCATTATTAATAAATCCAGCTTTATTATTATCAGCGCCGACGATTTTACTGCTACTCGGGTTAATATGTAATTTACTCAAATTACTTTTCATAACTCTAGATTTTATTTGTGTATATTCTTTGGCTTTTTCTATGGCTTTTGTGTGAGCTAATCTATCTTCAACAAGAACACCATTAAAATAAACCTTACAGTTAGCATTATTTTTATTGAAAATATATTCTGTTTTTGGTTGTTCTTGAAATACAATTGTAACCATATTAAATTGTTGTTTATATTTTGAATTAATGTCTTTTATTCCCAATTTATTTTTATTTCTATTTCTAATATCTTCACTATCAACAGTATTACAATCTAATTGTATGGCACTAGTATTATAAGTTTCCGGAAAATTAATATTGTTATATTCAACGATAATTTCTTTAGCATCATTTCTAATTTTGACTAAAGGATTTTTAATTAATATTCCTTCTCTTTGAGCACGTGGTTCTCCTTCGCATTCATATTGATTTGTATTTATAGGTATATAATTTGGTTCTCCTTTATAAAATAGATTTATGTATTTATATTGCACATCATACATTGTATCACGTGTTGTATTATAGCTAATTGTATTAGTTCCTGAATTTACGTCAAAGAATAGCCAAAAATTATAAGAATATTCGGCTCCTCCATTTTGATTTATTGACGGATTGATATCAAGATATGATGGGTCGATTTTATCATAAGTTTCGATATCTATATCTCTTTCTTGAGTATAATCTAAGATACCGGTAAATACTTTAGTTGCTTTTTTTGTACTTGTATTAATTGTTATGTTTTTAATAAGTTCATTATTATAAATAGAATAACTAACAAATGCCATAATAGCAATTAAAAAAACAGATAATATTATTTGTACTATCGAATTTATCATATCTAATTTTATTATAGATATTATAATTTATAAATAGGACTTCTAACTCCATAAGCTCCCAATCCTAAAGCAGCCAACAATCCATTAATCGGACCTTTGTTATAAATAGCATAAATATCTTTATTATTGAGTTCATAATTGAAAGTGCTGAAATTAGAAATTAATCCGGAAAATCCAGGACCACAATTATCGGCCGGATTAGAACCTACATATAAATATCCTGTCATATTCAAATCTATATCACTTAAATTAGCTGCAGCGGTAGCAGATGAATTTTTAAATAATTTAAAATTTTCTTTATCATATACAGTATTGACTAAATCGCCATCGACATATGCATATAAAGTTGTCTTGAAGGAATCGGTATTACAAACTATCGCAACATGAACCCAACGTTGTAATGGAATATATTTAACTTCTATGCCTTGTTGTAAATAATTTTTTAATTTTTCATCAGTTGATAAATCAGGACATTTTCTATCAATATTCTTTTCATATCTATTGGTAAAACGTACATATAAGCTATTATTACTTTCATCGAGGAATATATGAGGTGAAGCTTTATTAGTTGATAATTCAGCTCCGTCATTAGTTAAACTCAATACATTTTTAAATTGGCCGTTGTATTTATTCATATCATTGATATAAATCCAGAATGAGAAACTGCGACGGGTTCCATTAGCTGTGTTATTAACATTGGCTATAAATTTATTTAGTTGTGTTCCTAAAATAGGAACTTTGGTGCCATCTATGCTATTTTCAACTTTAGAGAACAAAGTCCAACCGAGATAAGAATATAACAAAGCGGCAATTATTATAGTAATTACAACGACGGCAAATAACCCAATAAACAGCGAACTATTAGCAGACATGAGTGCGTAAGTTTGGGTTATTCTTGAAGTTGCACTCGTTATTACATTATTTGAAGTATTAGAAAAAATATCAAATACACGGCCTGGATCAGTTGAAGAAGTATCACCCATTATAATTTATGACTATCTATTATTAATAAATAAATTTTCTATTAATAATACTTAAATGATAATTTCCACAAAATTGACTGGTTGGAATATTTAATTTATAAATTTTTTTATTATTTTTTTTCTGCAATGATAAATAACTTAATAATTTTGTAAAATGCGTCAAAGAATGATTTTTATTATTTTTATGCGATAGCAAGAAAAGAAAATTGATAATACTTATAAAATAATCTATAGCCAAATCATTATTTTTACTCATAAAAATATCAAAATAGCAGAAGTCATTTATAAACTTCTTATAATGATTGTTTTTTTGAATTTTAGTTATATTACGAGTATTGAGTTCTATAATTAAATTTTCATGAAATTTTAAAGGAATAAGCCATTGGTCTTTATAAATAATTCGTTTAAAATTATCACGATTAAAATTATTAGCGTATAATTCACTTATTTCTAAGAAATCATCACTTTTATTATAATAAGTATTTGTAATTATTTGAATACAATTCTTAATATTAAAGTTAGTAGTTTTAGCAATTTCGAGGGCCTTATCATAAGTAATTGAAGGTTTGTATTTAATCAGAATATTGAATATTTCATCGATAGAAAGATTAGAGAACTCATAGAAAGAACATATTTTTTTAATTTCTCCAAGTTTGATATTATTGGAACCGATACAAATTATAGGAATATGTTTATGAGTGGTATTTAGAAAATTAAGGAGATGTATATTCATAGTGCTATCAAATGATAGCAGTGTTTCGAATTCATCAATAATAACAATTTTATTTTGGGTATTATTAGTTAGTTGTTGAATTAAGGAAGATGTGAATGCTTTGTTTAATAAATCTAATAATTGTTTAGAAGAACAGCAATTAAAACTATTGATATTAACGATAAATAGATTAAGGTCAATACATAATTTATTGATATTGAACGTCTTACCAATACCGGAATTACCAATAACAAATAGACACGAATCAGTAGTTAATTTAGTTCTAGGTGTTAAAATCCAATTTTTGATAAAATCCATTAATTTTAAGAAACTAGACTTATTTTTATAACTAAAACAAAATAATAACACAAAAGTGCGATTAATGGATAGATTAAATCGAGGGTCATTAGCGATTTAGAGTTATAAGTTTTAATATTACCATGCATATCAAACATAATGGAGGGTTTCAAAAGAAACAACAATAATAATATTAGTATATATAATAAAATAGTTATGAATATCATTCTCTATAAAATAAATATTATATTAAATATAGATGTTGTTGATATATAAATTTTTAATAATTATTTTGCTTTTAATAATTTTTTATTATGTCATAAATGTTAATATTGAATGTTTTGTGGGTAGTAATAGTTCTAATAAAAATTATACAAACACAAACGAATATCCATCATTTACAATAAATTCGAATATACCATATGACATAAAATTGAATAATGATAAAAACAATTATTATGATTATGGGAATGACGAAATAGAAGCCAAATTTGCGGCATTATTAAAAATCGATTATAATAAAATAATTACAGCGATAGAAGGAAATGAATGGGGTGAATGGATTAAAGATGATAATTATCCGTATTATAACCAAATAATTATTTATTTACAGCAGTTAGTGCAACATGATATATTTACGTTACCAAATGATAAAAATAAATTCAAAATAATTAAACATTCTTTAGTTAGATATAAAAAACAACTAGAAGACAAAGGAATATTATTATTAGAAATAGATATAATTATTTATAGAGAAAACAAACCTTTAGCGAGACATATGAAATTTTTGATAAAATCAAATGGTGTAAAACATAACATAGCGATGGCTAAAGTCGTTGGAGTAATTAATGAATGTAATTTAAAAGGAAATTACGAAACATACGATAAAAAAGATTATCAGGAATTTAATCCGGAATTTAAATATAAATATGATATGAATAGTTTTTTATATGACACCAACGACAAACTACTTCATTCAGAAATTGAATATAATATCTATAATAAAATACTTAAGGAATTATAATAATAATAATATTATTATAATATATAATGAACCATTTTGAATACCTTGTTGAACTCCCCGTTTCTGAGGATGTAGAAAGAGTAACAACCGATATTTATAATATGATTAAGGAAGGTAGATGTCCGTTCAGTTTATCTAAAGTCGTAGATGAAGGGGAAGGTGACAAAAAAAGACGTTTATTTGTTATTACATCCCCTGTTAATATTCATCATATTGTTCATCCGATGTTTTATAAATTCGATATGAAAGTTCTATGTTATTTTAAGACACCGGTTGCTTTTTAGGTGGCTTTTTTATTTTTTTGTGAATTAAATTTAATCCATACATCGTCAATTAAATTTAATTCTTTGATTATTGCTTCGCAATTTTCAGTTAAGAATTGTTTAAATACATCGGGATTAGTTTGTTCTTCTAAGGTAATACGAATAATCATGAGTTGTTTTAATGGATGCGGGCAAATGTAACCGATGTAAGAACAGACAATTTTATTAAATTTTTCATTGCCTCGAATAAATTTATTATGAACGATAGATTGAATAATATTTCCGAGGGTATCGTCTTCATTATCAACATGAAAATTTACTGAAAAAGGATTGTTGGGAACAGGTTCAATAGTTATATTATCAATATTTGTGATAAGTTTATTTAATTTTGCAATGATAATTTCGATGGCTTTTGAGAAAAGATAAGAATAAGATAATTTATTAACTGTTTCAATTTCGAATTTAATCAATGTAGGGTCACCATATTCATTTTTGTGATATGCTCGGTGTTTATCGAGTATATTCGAAGCTTTTGAAGCTTCTTTAGGTTCTTCAATAAAATAGAAATTAGCGAGAGAAACAGGAGAGAACGAGGCATTTGTTTTACCTGTTCTTTTAATGGCTGTAGCGGTAAAATGTAGATGTTCTCCGGCTCTTAGTCGAGTAATAAGAATATTTTGTTTTGTAATAGGATTAGGTGGAAACAATTCATTTAATTCTTTAGCCGTTAGTTGATTGTCTTTATAAGTTCCAGTAAAACTAGCGGTAGTAACATTGACAGTAGTGGCTCCATCATTCATAATATTCAAATCGAAAGAATAATCATTATCTTCATAAGTATCGGTGATTTTTTCAGTGACGTTGATAGGAATTAGGCCAATTCTATGTTTCATAAATTCATTATGTAACGGTCCTGTATTTTTATGAACTTCAATAGAAGGTTCATCTTCGCCATAAAATCCGACTATGGGAATTTCAGTTAAAAGGACTCGTCTAATTCCATTAACTATAGACAGGTCCATATTCTGAATATCGAATGAATTTTTTTGTGATTTCGGGTCGTAATTATAATTCTTAAACATTATCTTTATTTAAATTAAATAATATTAATTTTATGTCATTTTTTATTATATTATTATATCATTTATTTTTAATAAAATGATTTTGTTTTATAGTGAAACCTGCCAACATTGTTCTGTTTTATTAGATACGATTAAATTACATGACAAGAAAAAGACAATTAAACTGGTTGTTATAGACGGTATAGTAAATAAAATTAAACATAAAATAACCGCTGTTCCTGCGTTGATGTTTATACCAACTAAAGAAATAATTTATGGTAAAGCAGTATTTGATTATTTATTATTACCAAATCGAGGTTATCTATTTACAAGCACAAAAAATACGAGAGAAAAGATAGATTTATCAGATACAAGTTCGTTAATATCGCCGATACCGATGAACCAAAATAAAGAAGCAACAATAGAAGAACCTTCATCATTTTCATTAGGGTCGATAACAGCTGATAATTACAGTGATATAACCGATGATAATATAAATTCAATGAATATAAATAAAGACCGATTATATAAATGGGATACAATAGATAATCCAAATTCAAATGAAATACCTAAAATGGCTAAATTAGACAGTGAAAAACCACATAAAACACTGCCTTCTATAGACGAATTACAAAAAGAAAGAGAAAATATATTTAAGGATATTTAATTAAAATTAAAACATAATAAATATGGCTTCTCCTACTTTAACAACGATATATATATTTAATCAATATTATATTGATTTACTTAAGAAACTTAAAAACGTTGCTAAAAAGCATCGAACCCATAGTGAAACCGCTAAACGAATTTTAAAGACAATAAAAGATAATTATCAAACTTATGACAAGACCTCAGGAGAATACATAGAGCTATTTAAGGAAAAAACGGCGTCTTGTTGGGATGAATATATAAACCTAGAGAAGGATAAATGCAATGATTGGTTAAAAGATGATAATAATGGCAAAATCGAAATTTACAAGGATATAACGATTAAGGATGTGGTAAAACTGTTAAGAAATGATTTTATAACTCATCATTATTTATGTGTGTTGTATATATACACAAATGAATTAACTGAAGAACAAATAACAACAATACTCAAAGTTCTGCAGAAGGTAACAGAGGAAGCGGAAGGAGAAGACGAAATCGATATTCAAAATGAGAATGTAAAGAAGGTATTACAAAGATTAAACGAACTAAAAAAAGATAATATTAATACGGATGAAGATAATTCAGGAATGCCTAATATGGATAGTCTGAAGGATACCACAATAGGAAAGATTGCGAAGGAGATAATAGAAGACGTTGATTTGACAAAACTCAAACAATCTATAACCGAAGAGGGAGATATATTTAAGGCGATAGCAAAACCTGATAGTGGTTTTGGGGAATTATTTACGAATGTAAGTCAGAAGATGTCAAATAAGATTTCAACAGGTGAATTATCACAGGAGGCAATAATGAAAGATGCGATGAAATTTGCGTCGATGTTGCCTGGATTATTTGGAGGTGCCGGTGATAATAACGGGGAGGGCGGAGGAGGAGATGGAGGAATGAATATGGCGATGAATATGATGAATATGATGATGAAAGGAGGAATGGGAGGACCAGGAGGACCAGGAGGAATGGGAGGAGGTGGTAAGAAACAAAAACAAGCGGTTAATATGAATGCATTAAAGAAACTAATGCAAAAAGAAAAATTACAAAACAAACTTAAAAAATAAATTTTTTTTCTTTTCATCTTTTGTAAATAGAATGATGAATATGAGTTTTAAGGAAAAAATAATGGCGATAGTATATTTAATTGTATTTTTAAGTATAGTATCAACGCTAATATTCAAACAAGTAATATTTATATTGATAGGAATAATATTAATAATATTTTTATTTTATATTTATTTGTTTGATGAAAAGAAAAAGATAGATACGAATGAAACATTGAGCAATAGAAATTTGACGATAATAGACAATAAGATATGTGTTAAACCTTCGTTAGATAATCCATTTATGAACCCAACAATTATCGATTATAACAATAATAATAATAATATCAAAGCTTGCCCGTATAATGAAATAGATATTGAGAAAACTGTTAATATATATTTTAAACAGAATGTTTATAAAGATATAAATGACATATATGAACGTAATTTTTCGGAACGTCAATTTTATACGGTTCCAGCGACTACTATACCGAATGATAGAAAGTCTTATGAAAACTGGTTATTTTATCGTGATAAAAGTTGTAAAGAAAATAATGGATATCAATGTTACAAGAATATAATATAATTTAATTATTAGATAAACAATAATGACAAGTTTCTTTGATAAACAAAATAACATGTGTTCGGATAGTTGCTGGGAAGAAGCTAAAAATTATGGTAACAATAAAATTAATAATTATATGACTTATTCAACACAATTAGTTGAATGTAAATCACCGGAAGTTCGAATGCCTGATTTTGTATATGACCATGTTAATTTAAGAGGTCGTCCTGGTTATGGTTTAGCCGATGCTTGTTTAATAGATGATTATAGTAAATTAGTTAATAATGTTGATGGTGTAACTCGTGACAGATGTCGATTGCAGTTATTCCGGCGTTTATTTAATGCTTGTCCGTTATTCAGAGGTCAATCAGGAGATATAAACGCTGAATTAGATATTTTAGCAGGTTCTGATTCAGGTATGATGGATGGTTATGGATGTAATAAGAAAGCCATAATGGAAAGACAAATAAAACAACCGATACCGCTAGTTGATTGTATGAAAGATATTCAAAACCCGGAACATATCGTTCCAATTTGGACAAATGGAGGTGAAAATACAAGGTCTTATATAAATAGATTGAATTTTAATAAAACTTCTAATTAAAAAATAATATTATTATATAGAATATAAAATGAGTTTCAATAGAACAAAATATGATAATTGCTCTTATAAAGTTGATTTAAAATCAAGTGTAGATACATTAGGTTATATTTTATCTCCTTATAGATATGAAAATAGTAATAAATGTATGCATCAGTTAGGATTAGTCGGCGGTACATCTGTTTCACACATCAAAGGAAATTTAGTAGATTTGGATAGTGAATTACGAGGACAAACCCGAATATTATCTCGTTGTCCTACAAATAAATATACACCTAGCGAAAACGGAGTAATAACAAATGATAAAACCGACCCGATAGATCCGACAATGAAACATTTGCCGAGTTGTCAATCAATTATGTATCGTTCAACACCACTGCCGCCACCACTAAAAATAAATAATTGTTAATAATAGAAATATGAATAATACACCCAATGATACAAGAATGAAATACGATTTTGGAAGCTATCAGGAAGAATTAACTCGGTCTATATATCCAGGAGTATATCAATTAAATTCTCCTTACAATGATTGTACAGACTGTGGAATAACTATTCCTGATGACCCTTATATTAGATTTCAGGCATATGGTCAGAATACATGCACAATGAAGAAAGCCGTTGATGATTCGAGTGAATTATCAGGTTTAAATTATAAGAATTCTAAATGTAATAAAAATGCATATGTTCCTAATACTTATGTTTCTACTGGTTGTCGTGCAAATGTAAATAAAGATGCTCGTAAATGTGGCATTCCCACTGAATCGTGTAGATTATCAAATCCGCCATGCACTCTAAAAGAAACAGGAATAAATCGTTACGACCCTTTATTCTGGAACCCACAAGATAGAGCATTAGAAAGATTTGACAGAATTGGAATTAATTATAGAATGGTTGCAAAAGATAATCATATTCCGTTAATAGAAACTCCACAAGACCATGATATATTTAATCCACAAAAATCAGAAGTTATAAGTAATGAGAAAAATTTAAATCAATGGCAAGATTTAAACCAAAAAAATAAAAACTATTCACCAGGTTATCCTTATGGAGAACCCAATTATTTATTGTCTTGCAAACAGACTATTAATAGTTATTAAAATATTTGAATAATTCGACTGATAATTGGTCAGTTTTTTTTGTAATAATATTATTGTTAATATATTTATAAATAATATTATTTATTCTGTTATAATGATTAAAATTGAGTTTAGGGTTTTTATCAATTCGTTTTTGTCTGAAATCAATATCAAGAATTGTATAATTATAGGCAATCGGAGTGGATTTTAGGAACATCAAATATTTATATTTAAAAACAGTAAATGAAACAATGTAATTATATTTATCTTTCATAAGATAAGTCAAATTATTCTTATGATTGAGAGTAAAACACATACTATTATTTTTATTATAATAACTAATACTATTAAATGCATCTTTGTTATTTTTCAAATAATCATTTACATTAAAAATATTAGCTGCTATTGTTGAATAATGATTTTGAATATGAAGTGTAAAAGGCGAAGCTAATAATAAGCATGATGAAAATAGAATAAATAAAATTTTGTTCATTATTTAAATATTATTATTATAAAAAATCTTTAAATAAAATTATGAATGTGCATATGGAAACATTCATAAATGTAAAAGTTATATTATAAATAAATTTAGAATAACAATGATAACAATGAAAAAGAAAAGCATTATAAAGATGTGTATATACGATTTTTATGGTATTATTGATTTTATTATTATTAGTATTATCATTAGTAATGGTCTTATTTTTATGATTTCTTAAATTTAAAGCAGCTTCAGAACAAAGAATTAAAGAAGACATTAAAATAATTAATAATTTATAATTCATATTTTGAAAGAAAATAAGAATACTTATTTCATTATAAAATATCTTTAAATAATAATAGATTATGTCATCAAAATCAACAACTACTTCTTCTGAATATGAAACGGAATCAGAATCGGAATCAGAAGAAATATCTTCTTCCCTCTCCGATTCTTCTTCATCTTCCAATTCTTCAATTATATATATAGATGAGGATGTGCCTGAAATTGAATATTACGAATTGGTGAGTATGGAAGAATTAGTAAAAGCCAATCCGAATTTTATAGCATTTTCTAAAGAAGAAATTTATAATGATATTTTTAATTTTGTTAAAAATAAATTTAAGACTGAAAATTTTGTTAAATTGTTTTATGAAATAATCAACCGAAACAAACCGAATATCAATAATTTTATTATTGTTACTGATGCTGACAGAGGCAAATTTGAGGAAGAAGATATCGCGGCTTTCATAGCTAATTTAAAGAAAAATGATAAAATCGCAGATATAAATCTAGCATTAAAATCAAAAAATAAATTATGGTTTCCGTTGAATTATAGTGTTGAGGGTAAATTAACATTTGAGGCAACTCAAAAAACGGTTATAGAAATGTCAGAAGATAACAAATATATAATATTCAAAGATGATGAACGTAATATCCCTGTTTTAGGATTATATTTATTTAGTCCTGTTACAATTTTAGAGGATTATTTAAATGATAAGATAACGGCCCACACTCATAAACCAATAAAACACGATACATTATCAGCCGTTGATTATGATGATTTCGACAAATTATTGAATGATTATAAAATCAAATTACCGTTGGATAAGATTGATAATAATAATTATGATTATACAAGTTTAAATTTATTATTACAAAAATATAATTATAATTTAGATAATATTTCACAATCTGATTTAAATGAAATCAGAACATATTTAACGAACTTGAACAAATCAGAAGGAAAATATGAAAAGATTGTATATAAAAAACCGGTAATAGAACGAGTAGTTATTAATAATCCCCGTTATAGTTTTTTTAATATAATGAAAGAAATAGGTTCTTTAATTGATTTGACGATTAAATCGGTGGATACAATAACCCAAATATTAAAAACGAATAGCAAAACAGCAACAAAGACTATAGAATTATCATTATTTTCAATAATCAATAATATAAATGATAAGAATTATAATGATATTATCAAAAACTTGCGAGAATTGCGAATAAATATCAATATAGATAATATAGCCAGGACATTGACAAATTTTAAAGATAATAACACTAAAAAAAAGATAACTCAACAATTAGAGGAATTAGAAATAAGATTTGAATTATTGAAATATTCTTTTACCGATATTTATAAATTAAATTTCAATTGTAATGACGATGAACACGAATTTTCAATAGGAACTGATGAAAGTAAATATGAAGGCAATCCTACAAAAATGACAAATCAATTAACATCAAAAGAAGATAAAGAACCTGAAGAAATTGAAGAAGAACCTGAAGAAGTAGATATAATAACTGATGAATTAAAATTAAATAAATATTATACCAATAGTTTATACAATACTGAACCAGGATTTGCTGAATTATTAAAAGTTGTATTGCCGTTTGTTTATAGAATGCGTTATTTGAGTGGATTACCGCTAAATTATGATTTATTGGCATCATATTTATTTAACAAATTCAGAACATTCGAACCAAAGGCTACAATAATAAGAAAACATATTCCAACAATAGATGATGAAGAATTGCAATTATATGTAAAACAACAAGTTAAATTTTTATTATTACAAGAAACGGTCGCTCCAAAGGTTTTAACGGCTATTAATGAATATTTCATGAATTATATGGATGTTATTTATGATATAATTTCATATTGGTCTATAAAAATACAACGAGCGATTGTAGATAATACATTATTTTTAGATTATTCAAAGATGTCTTCAATATGCGATGATTTATGGGAAGAATATGGAGCACCATACAATATGACGTCTAAGAACGGAGTATTGCCATATTTATTATGTATTTTTGATGAAGTATATAATGATTTATATAAAAACGAGACGTCAGATAGATTGGACCCGGGAGTTGATTATAAAAAAATAATTATAGATAAAATCAATGGAACGAGTGAAATAGAAACAATAAGAAAAATCAAAAACAGCAAACCAAAAACAAATCAAGGGATTAAATATTATGATACATTATATGAATTGTTATCAAAGAAAGATTATAAGAATGATGGATTTCTGAGGGCATATATAAATGCATTGATTTATATGCCTTCAATTAAATTCAAGAAAATTCATAAATATTTGCAAGGTTGTTGTTTAGAGAAAATAGACGAAAATTTCACGGCTGATTTATATTTACAAACAGATAGAAATGACTTGCAAAAAGCGAAAGAGAAATTGAAAGGTGAGAGAGTATTTAATATGCCTCGTTATAAACGATTTTATATTAAAAAAATAACACCAAAAGAAAAACCTAAAAAATTTCAAAAAATATCAAATCCAATCAAATACGAATTACAATCAGTTCCTCTAAATGATTGGCTAACCAATTTAAAGGATTTAAAGAAAAATAAAACGGTATTTACGAAGGAATTATTAAATGGTTTATTGATGTCGGTTGTTACTACATCAGAAAATTACAAAGATTTGTATTTATCATATTTCAATAACAAGGATTTAAAACAATTATTTTATAATTATAATTTCAATAATTATAAACAAATTGGTAAAGCGGTTTCTAGAATTTTATATAAACATCTGAAAGACATGGATTATGTAAATATTATTAATAATACTATAGCCGAATTAGATAAATTGAATTCAATAGTTGATAATAGCACTGATATTATTAATATTAGAAGAATAGCAATAATAAGAATATTATCACTTCCAGCAGTTCCTGAAAATGCCAAAAATAAAAAACTGGTTTCTTCGATAGAAATCCCAAATTACCAAGAGATAATGAAAGAAATAATAACGACTGTTATAAATATAATGAATAATTCTCATATGTTGAATTTAGAAGAACAAATTGATTTTATAAATAAAATTCGTGAGCAGAATAAATTCGATATTCTAGCAAGGATGAATAAGAAATCAAGAGAGGAAAAAGACATAGAAAAAGAATTGAAAAAATACGGATTACAATATAAAGAAGATGAAGATTTTAATAATGAAGTCAATGATAATCCGATAGAAGCCGAAATAGAAGGTGAGAATGAATTTTCTCTTGATAACGAAGATGCAATGGACGATGACGAAAGAATGGAATACAGTAATTACGGTTTTATATATGCAGATTAACGAAATAAATAATTATCCATTATTGATTTAGAGAAAATGCAAACAAATGAAATGCCATCTATGGATAATATTTATAATTCTAAATATTATACACAAACAAGAGAATACGAACAAAATTTAAGTGATGAATATTATAAAAAAGCTCAAATGCCCTTTAAGACCGGTGTTATACCTCATTATTTTGACGGTTCTGACATGAATAAGAGTGTTATCAAAAGTTTATCAGGAAATGATATAAATATCAATGATTTTAAACATGGAAATATGCAACCGTTTTTAACAAAAGGCATAACACAAAATATGGAACAATTCGGACTGAATAAAAATATGGGTTATAGCACAGATTTAAATTTCAAAAAAAGAGAAGTTCCTAAAAATAATTTTTTTAATAATGTTTCAAATTTCAATGATAACATAATAGACCAAACTAAATTTTTAATGGCTCGAACAAATTTAGGACAAGTTCAAAATAATATATCACCTATTCAAACTGTTCGAGTTGGGCCAGGTTTAAATAAAGGTTATACAAGTGAAGGAACTGGTGGATTTCAACAAGCCGATACTATTTCTTATGTTACGCCAAAATCTAAAGAAGAATTGAGACCTAAATCTGACCAAAGAACATCAATTTATACATTACCAATGAAACCTAAAAATAACGTAGAACAACGTGGAGCATTAACACCAGTAGCTAAAAATAAGGTTGATAGGTCTTTTTATCAGGATGAAAATAATTGGTTTAAAGGTCAATCAGTTCTTAAAAAAGATACAGAACGGCCGATAGAAAACGTTAAAGAAGTTTCTAAAAAACAAGATAGTCACGTTGATTATTATGGTTCGTTGAAATATCAAAATGAATTTATATCAAATAATGATGATTATGGAAAAAGTACAATAGTTATTTATGATAATGAAAGAAATCTCACACAAAAAGAAACACCTGTTGCTAATTTTACTAGTGTAATTAAAGCAATGGTAGCACCTATAACCGATGCTATAAAAATAACTCTAAAAGAATATTTAATTGATAATCCTAGACTTAATGGAAATGCTGCACCACAATTACCAGAAAAAGCAACTTTATATGACCCTGATAATCATATTATGAAAACTACAATTAAAGAAACAACAATACATGAAGATTTTAACGGCAATTTGACGGGAACGCCTGAAACTTATTCGGCTTTATACGACACAGCAAAGACGACAACAAAAGAAACAACTATTCATGAAGGAAATGGAGGAGTATTGTCAGGAATTGATGAGACTTATTCGGCTTTATACGACACAGCAAGAACAACAACAAAAGAAACAACTATTCATGAAGGAAATGGAGGAGTATTGTCAGGAATTGATGAGACTTATTCGGCTTTATATGACACAGCAAAGACAACAACAAAAGAAACAACAATTCATGAGGGAAATGGCGGTGTATTGACAGGAGCGGATGAGAGTTATTCGGCTTTATATGACACAGCAAAGACAACAACAAAAGAAACAACTATTCATGAAGGAAATGGCGGATTTATGGAAGGAAAACAAAAAGGATATGTTAATGATGCTAATAATTTAAGAAAAACACTGAGAGAAACATTGCCCAAACAAGACACAACTCGAAATATTAATAACGTTAATTATCATAGCACTTATGTTTATGACCCGTCAATAGTTGCTAAAACAACAGTAAGAGAAACAACATTAGGTTTAGGAGGGTCTAAATATGGGTTTTTAGGAGGAATATTAAATGGTTTATTTGGTGGTTATTTAATTAAAGATGAAAAAGCTAAGAATACTCAAAGACAGTTTTCATTAACTGAAAATTATGGAATAGTTGCAGGAGGCCAAAGTCAATTTTTACAAACAGACCGAGAAGCCGATTATAACGCTGAAATAGACGGCACTAGAGAATTAATAATGATGAAGGCGGGACATACACCAAATGCAGGAGGAAAATTTGTAGGATTACCAAAAGAAAATGTTAATATGGTTATTAATAAAAAACAGATAGATTTAGAAGAAGCGGAGAGAATAGGGCATATGGGATTAGTAAGAGAAAACATGCCAATACCATTGACAATGGATAATATAACAAAAGACCCATATAAACCTAATGCTTATAGCAATCGTTTAGATAGTAGTATATTATCAACACTCGTGGATAATGATAATATAATAAAAATAAATCCTATTAGAACGGATTGTGACCCAATTTAAATTTTCTTTTTAACATTAATTACTGGTTTATTTTTGTTTTTATTCTTTAAAAATACACTTGGGTCATATGGTTCATCTTCTTCTTCGTCTTCATATGCCAGCATATTTGATTTCCTTTCTTTTTCTAATGCGCACAAATTCCACAATTCTGGCGTACACATCTTAAATTCGGCATCTTTTGCTTTATACCATTTAACCTGGTCTTCAAGTCTATTACTTTGAATTTTATTATCTATGACGACACATTCATAATTTTCAGTGCAATTATCCATAACAGCACAGAAAGTAGAGAAATCATTAAAAATTCCGGCATAATGATTATAAATCTTTTCTCGTTCTTTGATGATATTATTTTTGAATATAAAAACATAATCAATATTGGCACGAAGAACCGGAGGCAAACCCATACAATATTGCATAGTAATCAAGAAAAAAATTTTATAATGACGACCGTTCATAAAAATACTTCTAATATTTTTATCAGTAGGCCAAGTTTTATCATAGAGACAATCATCTAAAATTAAAAAAGCCCTGTTATCTATGTCGGATGTGTGAAATTGTTTTTCTTGTTGTGCTTTTTGTTTGTTTATAGTTATTTGTCTTTCTAAAAACCTTTTTATTATAGGTGGTTCATATTCATCATAGATAAGCATATTAGGAATAAATTTTTCAAAGAAGTTATTAGCTGTTTCAGTGGGACTAATAACAACTCCGACGGGTAAATCTTTATGATAACTTAAGATATCTTTCATACAATACGATTTCCCAGTATTTCTTTTACCAATAAAAACAATTACTGAATCGCTTTTTATTGTAGCCGGGTCGAATTTTTTCAATTCTAGTTTCATATTTATTAATAAATATTTTTTATATTTATATCTTTATGTAATATAATACGTATTTAAATTAATTTTTTATTATAGAAAGAATGGAGTATTATATTGTATCGTTAATTATAAGTGTGATTATATTTGGTATCATATATTCACTCGATAAGAGTTCTAATAATAATAATTATTATGATGATAATAGTCCTCCTCCTAAGAAACAATTATTTACATCTAATAATATTTTATTGTTTGTGATTATTTATATTGTTGCGACTGTAGTTAGTTATTATATATTTACGTCTTCATTATCTTTAGCGGGATTTTCTTCGATTATTCCTGTTTTTATTTTAAATTTATTTAAGCCTCCAGCTGAAGCACCGCCTATGATTAACGATAATGACGAAATAGACCCAAAAATTTTAAGAAAAATTAATGATAATATAGATATAGGTTTTGTTCCACTTGAAAAAGAATAATTTTGTTTAAAAATAATTAATAAAAACAAAAAAATGATTTGATTATAATTTTAAATAATTCTATCACGTGTTAAAATGTGGAACTTCATCATCAATTTGATTGCTATCTTCAGTGAAATGTTTCTTTATATTCTTGCCATTTTCGTATTTCTCGCTATTTCCTTCTGTCTCTTTATCATCCAATTGGATAATAAAAAGCCTATTGTAGAAGAAACTTGTGAAGAAAAAGAAGATTGTAATAATAGTAAAGAAAACACAGAATTTTATGATAAAATCAATAGAAATATTGAAGATATGAAGAAGAAGATGAAAGAACAGAACAGTAAATTCGAAGAAATTCTTGTAGAAGTTCAATTGGCAGCCATGACTGCTAAAATACGCGATACGAAGTTGGAAATTGCTGATAAATGCGCATCAATCACGGGTAAATTAGTTGATTTTATCCTGATTGAAGAACAAATCACGAAATAAAGAACAAGTTAGAAAAAAGGACAAAAAGAAATTTTTGTTCTTTCAATAAAAAATGAAATTGTTTAATTTTTTTTATATTTATAATGTTTAACGTAATTGTAAATATTGTGCCTGATATTATTATTTATACTTCTTTGAATATTATGTGTATGATGATGATATTTAATTATATACAAAACATTTGTATTAATTTATAAATATAATCGTAAAAAATGATTAAGGTAATTGGATAAAATAATTGTGAAGTAATATGTTCGATATTATCGCCTATCTTGCTCAGATGCTGATTTATGTGATTGCCACCCTCTGCATTTCTTATTGCCTGTTCGTGATTTTCAAAAAGCCAAACCCCGACTTCGTTAGTTTCAACGATGGTGGATTTGACTATAGCAAAGTTGCGGCAGATATTGAGACTATGAAGAAGAAATTGGCAGAACAGAATATCAAATTTGAAGAAGCCGTTGCAAAAGTTCAGATAGCAGAATTAACTGCTAAAATTCGCGAGAAAAAGTTGGAAATCATAAGTAAGTGTTCTACAATCAATGAAAAGATAGTTGATTATTTGATAGTAGAAGGCGAACAAGTGAAGAAGGCACAGTAAGAAAGAGTTTCACCAAAAAAAGGACAAAAAGAAATTTTTGTTCTTTTTGTTTTGAAATAAAAAATAAAAATGATTTTTTTTTAATTTTGAATAATAATTATGTCTGTTACTTTTGACGAAGAAAGGTTTGTTAAGGAAATTGTCAGTTTAGTGTTCAATAAACTTAGCAACAAAAATAAAGATATTAATCGAATTATTTCAGAAGAATTCGGCGAAGTATTTAAGCGATATTTTCCTGGCGTTGATATGTCTCTTGACCATAGTCATTTATATGACAAGGTCATAGAAGATATATTGAAAAAAAATAATGAACTCAATAATATTGAAAATAAATATGAAAAGGCCGAATATATGAAACAGCTTAAATTATTCGTTTGATGATATCATTATAGGTCGTATCATAAATGGAACTAATAACATTATTTTCATTTTCATAAGTAACAAAATCTTTTGTTAGTATTGTATCTAAACCTGCATTTTTTTGTAATACGATATCATAAATAACGAAAAATATTAAGATATAAATGATATATAAATAAGCAGTTGCATAAACATCGATATAATCGACATACATATTTTTATTTAAATATAAAGATATCAATGGTATAATCTTAAGAATTATCAAAATTATAAAATATTTGATAATATTATTTGTTGTTAGATTTTTGGAAATTAAATAAAAAAATACAAAAACATTTTGAATTAACGAGACAGCGATTGCAAAAAATACATTAGGCGAACTTATAAAACCATTGCTATATAAAATATACCAAATAAAAATAATCATATTAAAAGTAAAATCATTTAATATTATCATTCCAATATTACTCAAAGTAATATGTTTAAAATTGAAAATTTCTTTTTCTTTAAATTGTAGCGATAAATCCATCTTTAATAATATATATTATAATTATAATAATAATGAATTATAGTTCATTTGCGTCTGCTTATAAATTAGATGAACTACCAGACGATTTATTGTCTATAGATTTAAAAGAAAATAAAGAAAATTTTACGGCGGACAAATTATTGAATAATTATAATACTCTAAATGAAAAATTAAAAAATAATTTAGATGATATTAAATATTTGGAACAAAAAAAGCTAGATATATTAAAATATAAATCAAATGTTTTTGTTAATCATCAGGATATCATGATTAAATTATATAGACAAAATGATAAGACAGTAGAAGAATTAAACGATACATTATTAAAATACATAGAATTGTTAAAAACCTATGTTAATGATTGGATTAATAATTATTATAATGACAAAAAAGAATTGTTAGAAAAAGAAATAACAACACAAGAAGAAGAATTAGCAGCATTTAGGAAATTATTCATAAGCACTACGACAGAAATAATAAAAACAGAAAAAATAAATAGAAATATATGTCCTATTTGTTTTGAGAATGAAATTAATATGTGTTCAATTCCATGTGGTCATACATGTTGTAATGAATGTATAATCCAGAGCATAAGATTTCATAATACACGTGTTACGAAATGCTTAAATTGTCGCAATAACGTAACAGATTATATCAAGATGTATATTCAATTATAATGAAATGAAAATGAAATGAAAATGATAATGAAAATGATAATGAAAATCAAATCATTCTCAAATATTGTAAGAGATTATTATAGAGAATGAGATTTAATTTTATTTCTTTATAATTTTTACCATAGCGTATTTTAGCGTCTTCAATGTCATTATTATTTTTACAATAGATATCAAAAACAATATCTATATTATTTTTTGTTATGGTATCATTAAAAATGGTATCAAAAGATGTATTTAATTCATTAACATCACTTGAATTTTTACAATTTCTGATTATGGTATTTAAAAATAATTTTTCGTCAAAAGAAGACATTAATAAACTAATAAATGATTATGTTTTTATATTATATTCAAAACACTATGAAGAAATAACAAATCAATAAATAGTTTTATCATTTGATATTGTCTGATGTTTATAAACATGTCTTCCATTAAATCTATATCAAATAAGAATTTCAAACAAATAAGAACACCTATTATTTTTAGCATAATTAAATAAAAATCCAAAAATTGGATTATCATTTTTTCGGATTATTAACAAATGTATTTCAATATCAATAATTCGACAGCTACACTTATATAATTTCCTTGGTTATAATTATTATAAAGGTTGCCGATAATATCGACACCGAAAACGAACTTCGAAACAAGTAATACGAAAACACTATGCCACAACATATAATTTTTTTAAGAATGACAAAAATCATCATTTTTTGTCATTTTACCTAACAAATCAATGTTTATTTATTCTTCATCCTTATCTGTGTCTGCTTCGCTTTCGCAATTATTGATAACAGCAGGTTCGACAATGTTATATAACTTATCATATAACAAATGTTCGTCAGTGTTGATATCATTTGTTGGAAAATGGATTTTGAATAATTCTTCTATTTTGTTTTTCTGAACGAGTTCTTCGTCATAAAACAGTTCGAAGGCCATTGTGATATCATATTCTCCACAGATATCATAATAGGCCATAAATTCTCGAATGAATTGTTCTTGGTTCATTTTAAAATGAAAAATAAAAAA